GATCTTCGGTCGCGGTCGGCGGAGGGGCGGTGGCCTGGCCGGGGTCCATGCCCAGCGCTGCCTCGCCGGCGGCCTTGACCTTGACCGCCCGCTCGCCGGCGTGGGCGATGTCCTGCAGGTACTGGCCGGCCTCGGGCAGCGCCGCCTGGCCGACGGGCATCCGAGCCTGCAGGTCAGCGGTCGCCGCTTCGAACTCGTCGATCGCGCCCAGCGCGCCCTTCAGATCGGCAGGCGTGCGGGCCAGGGCGCCGGTGGTGGCCTGGCCGGCGGAGCCGGCCTTGTAGACCTTCCACTCGGCGGCCATCTCGCGGACGGCTGCGGTGTGCGCGCCCTTGTGCCCGGCGCCGGCGTGCTTCTTCATGAGCGGGCCCATCCGCTCCTTCTGGAACTCGGTCCAGGTCTTGCGGGCCACCTGGCCGCCGGCCAGCCCTTCGACCGCAGCCTCGGCCTTGGTGGCCCGCTCGAGCGCCTGGCGGATCGCCGCGGCGGCATCGTCGGCGACCTGGCCGGACTGCAGCAGCACCTCGGCCTGGGCCCGGGTCTCGCGGGCGACCGTGTTGAGCACGTCGAGCTGCTCGGTGAGCATGTCCTGGCCGGCCTTCTTCTGGGCGGCCGCCGTCGCCTTGCCGGCCTTGACCGCCTCGGCCTTCTTGAGCAGCTCGGCGCCGCGCCCAGCCAGGCGACCGGCCCCGCGCAGCGCCGCACCAGCGGCCACCCCGCCGGCGCCGAAGACGCCGCCCAGGGCAGCGCCGTGCAGCGCACCGTGGCCCAGGGCGGCCACCACGCTCTCGGCGGTGAGCGGTTCGTCCTCCAGGACCAGCTGCGACAGGCCCATCCCGGCGCCGAAGAAGGCGCCCTCGGTCGCGGTCTGGGCAACGACCGGGGCGGTCCGAGCGACCGCGCGCGCCAGCAGGCCTCCGGAGGCCAGGCCGGCGGTGCGCCCAGCGATGCCGCGGGCGGCCGCCCCGCCGGCGGCCCCGGCGAGCCCGGCTGGGGTGCGCGCGAGCGCCGCGCCGGCGCCGCCAGGAATGAGCGACGGCAGCACGGCGCCGGCGATCTCGGTGGCCGTCGAGATGCCACCGTGCCGGGCCCGAGTCTCGCGCAGGACCTCGCTCACCTGGGCGTCCCGGTCGCCGAGCTTCTCGATGTCGATCCCGAGCTCGTGGCGGATCCGGCTCCTGAACTCGGGGTTCTTGGCCAGCTCCGGCCGCTCCTCCAGCAGGTCGGCCAGCAGCTCGTCCGGCGACGTCGGGCTGCCCACGAAGGCGCGGCCGTACTTGTTGGTCATGAGGGCGTCGGAGCCGCCCAGGGTCGCACCGCGCAGCAGGCCGCCCAGGGCGGCGATCCCACCGCCGAGCGCGCCGCCGTAGCGGTCGTCGAGATCGGCCTCGCGGGCCCGGGCCTCGAGCGACTCGGCCGACTCCGGCTGCGCGCCGAGGCCGAGGAAACGCTCGACCTTGTCGGCGTCGACCGTCACCAGGTCGCCCTGGCTGTCGACCATGTGGTAGCGGTCGCCCGGGCGGGGCGAGTAGCGGCCGGAGCGCAGCGCGTCGACGAGCGCTTCCTCGCCGACGTCCTGTGGCTGTCCCGTCTCTTTGTCGAGCAGGACCGGCATCTATCGGCTCCTCGGCGGGAAGTAGTTCGGCGGAATCAGCACCTGTGGCTGGCCAGGCGCCGGCCCCAGCGTCGGCACGCCGGACTCGTCGACGGTGATCGGCGGCAGCTTCGCTCGGGCGCTGTCGATCGCCGCCTTTCGCTCGCCCGGCGTCGGCCGTCCGGTGAGCGCGTTGAGCCGCTTGGTGAGCTCGTAGTCCGCGGCCGCCGCCGCGTCGTCGCCGGCGGCCAGCTTGGCGCGCAACTGCGCCTTCATGTCGTAGATAGCGGGGATGTCCTCGACGGTGGGGATCCGTGCTCGCAGTTCGGCGAGACCGGCATCCTTGCGCGCCGGCGTCCCGGTAGCGATCTGGATCGCCAGGTCGACCAGTGACGGTTCCTTGGGCGCCGTCTTCTTCTCCGGCAGGGAGAGATATTCGTCCGTTACCGGGCTGTACTCGGGTAGGCCCGCGCGCTTGGTCTTCACCAGGATCCCCCGGTCAAGACGGCGGGCAACGTCCTCCCACGCCGGGACCGGGTCCTGGCTCGACCAGGTCTCCGGCGGCGGCAGCACCTTGCGCCATCGCTCCATGTCCTGGTCGCTGAGCACGCCTTTCTGGTTGGCCTTCGCCAGGCTGGAGAGCAGCTGTTCGTGCATTCCCGTCATACGCTTGCGCGCCTCGCTGCCCAACTTGCTGTCGGAGCCCCAGCCGCCGTAGGTCGCGCCCTCCTCCTTCTGGAACCGAATCATCTCGGCAAGGCTGATCTTGGCCTCGTCGTACGAAGCGAGCTGGTCGCGCAGCTCGGTGGCGACCTCCTTGCTCGGCGCGAGGCCGACGACCGCCCTGCCGTCCGCGCTCACGATCGCGCGCTCGGCGTCCTTCGGATCGAAGCCGGCGGTGGCGGTGAGCTTGCTGAGGTCGCCGGTCGCCGTGCGGCCGCGCTCCTTCTCGGCGCGCGCGGCCGCCTTGTCCTCGATGCCGGCCGCCGTGTCGGCGTCCTTGCGGTTCTGCTCGCGCTCCCACTCGTACTGCCGGCGCTCCTCCTTGCGGGCGGCAGCGGCCGCAGCGGCGCGGCCCGCACGCTCCCTCGCCTGCGCCTCTGCCTTCGTCTGAGCGGCCTGCGCCAGCCAGCCGTCGGCCTTCTCGTTCATGGCCAGCGAGGCCTGCGCCGCCTTGAGGCGGAGCGCCTCCGGCATCGGCGCCGCCATGGCTTCGAGCTTGGCGGCGGCCGCCTGCCAGTAGCCGGCGTTGGCCAGGGCCTCCGCCTTGCCCGCGTCGCGGTGGCGCTCGAGCATCATCCCGTACAGGCCCCGGCGCGTCTCGATGGCCGAGCGCTTCTGGTCGATCGCGACCTTCTGCGCATCGATGTCGCGCTCGATCTGCTGCTGGATGATCGCGAGCGCCGAGTTCTTGCCGGTCACCGGTTCGAGGAACCCGCCGAGGAACAGCGACAGCGCGCCGACGATCCGCTGCGGCGTGGAGGCCGTCTTGTACAGGCGGTTCGGATCGACGCCCGAGCGCTTGAGTTCCTCCGTCTCCTTGACCAGGCTCTGGTGCTCCTCGGCCTGGTCGGCCTGCCGGAGCCGCTCGTTCTCTTCGTTCTGGCGCACGCGCCCCTCGGCCTCGCGTGCCAGCGCCATCCCCTCCGCGCGGACCAGGCCAGCCTGTTGCGCCTCGACGTCGCCGAGCTCCTGGGCGAACTGGCCACCGAGCCGGGCGCCCTCGACGAGGCCGTCGAAGCCGCTCGGCATGGCGGCGATGCGGTCGGCGTACGACGGGCCGGGTTCCGGTGCTGCCGGATCGCGTCGGAACTCCGACGGCGCCCACTCGTAGGTCCTCGGGGCGGTCTGGCCGGGCCCGCCCTGCGCCACGTCGCCGGGGGCGAGCTGGCTGAACGTCGGCGCGATCGCCGGCGGCGCCGCGATCGTGTTGCGCGGGGCGCCCTGCAGCGGGAGCGGCGGCGGCGCGGACCCGGGCGACTGCTGCCGGGGAGCCGGCGGCCAGCCCGGCATCGGGGCTGAGCCTGGCGCCGGCGGCAGCTGGGCGGCCAGGTCGCCGCCGAGCTGCGGCTCCGTGATCGACGGCGGCGCCGGGGCCGGCGCAGCGGGTCCGGACAGGCCCATGCCGGCAGCCAGCCCGCGCGGGATGCGCATGGAGCTGCCATCGTCCTGCTGGACGTAGACGAAGAACTCGTCGCCGCCGGTGACCTGCGGCATAGCCCTATCCCCCTCCGGCGTAGGCCGCGCCCAGGCTCGACAGGCCGCCCAGCAGCTGCTCGCCAGGGGTGGGCGTCTGCAGCAAGCCGGCGAACCGGCGGCCGCGCTCCGCCTCGTAGCCCATCAGGCCCTGCTGCTGCATGCCGGCGTTGGCCTGCTCCTGGCGCAGGAGCTCGAGCAGGCGCTGGTCGTTCATGCCGGTCTGCTGCTGGGCGAGCTGGGCCTGGCTCTGGGCCAGCCCGATGTCCTGGCCTCGGGCGCCCGACAGGACGCCGCCGAGCTGGCCCATGGCGCCGAGCTGCTCCTGGATGCGGGCGTCGGCCGCCTGCCCGGCCAGCCCGGACTGCTGCGCGCTGCCCTGCTGCGCCGCCATGCGCTGGGCCAGCGCCTGGTTGCCCGGAGCGGCCGACGCCGCCAAGCCCTGCTGCTGGGCTACCGAGCGGTCCGTCGCGCGGCGGAGCTGAGCCTCGGCGACGGACGGCCCGGTGCCGGCGGCCTGCGCCTGCAGCTGGCTGATCAGCGCCTGCTGGCCGGAGCGGAACTGCCCCTGCGGCTGCATGTTGATCTGCGGCCCCTGCCTGGCATCGGTCTGGCCGGCCAGGCCCAGCAGCCGGTTGCCTCGGTCCTGGAAGCCGGGCGCCTCGAAGTTGCCCCGGTTGACGTCGCGGAACTCGTTGTTGCCGCGGTTGCCGAAGCCGAGCATTCCACCGATGGTGTCGAACAGGCCCATGGTTACCCCAGCGTCTTTCCGGCCGGCAGCTTGGCCAGCCCTTCCTTGAGCCCGACCTCGAGTGCCAGCTCGGTGAGCTCGTAGCTCTCACCGGGCTCGGCGCTGGGCAGGTCGGTGAACGCGAACTTGACCGCCTGGCACTTCTGCCGCGGCAGGCGGAATCGGAACTGGTAGACGCCGTCGCCCCGGCCGCCGTAGACCGGCTCGGCGCCGTAGTAGGCGTCGCCGCCGTAGACCACCTGCGACAGGCCAGTGGCCGGGTCCCAGGTGCGGCGGTACACGAACGGGCCGTAGTCGAAGGCGATGTCGACCTGCAGCCGGTGGGCGGAGTGGTAGTCGCCCAGGATGTGGGCGCGCCGGACCCGGATGCGCCGCTGCAGCTGGTCGGGGCGGATCCACGCCGTCTCCAGCTTCATGGCGTATAGCGCGCCGCCGTCCTTGAAGAAGCCGACGGTCTCGGCGCGCACCTGGCCCGAGGCCAGCGCGTAGGCGTACTGGCCCTTCCAGACGCAGGCGTCGGCGGCGCCGAACGTCCACACCGCCCACTGCCGGAACAGGTAGTCGAAGCACAGCGTCCGGCCGGCGTCGGTGACGAACAGGACCTGGTTCCGGTCGGCGACCACCAGGGCCGCGGTGACGCGGTCGGCGTTGAAGGCCTCGACGTCGGCGCCGACGTACTCCAGGCCCAGCGCCTGGGTGAGCAGGTAGATGCCCTTCTCGCTCTGGAACATGAGCCCGCCGGGCACCATGACGACGGAGCGGGGGTTGTCGCAGCCGGTGTCCGCGGTGATCATCTGCGGCCGGGCCCAGGCGCCGGCGCCCAGGTTGTTGGGCCCGTCGCCCGACAGGGCGTAGATCCCCCGCCGCTTGAAGACGATGAGCAGCTCGTTCATGACGGCCAGGCCGGTGATCCCGCCGCCGGCCTCGTCCACGTCGAAGGCCAGGGCGTCGGAGAAGGCCAGGGCCGACCCGGGCGAGCGCAGCTTGGACGGGTAGATCCGACAGGGTGCCTGCCCGGCGCCGGCCACGAACACCCGGTCCTTGCCGGACGCGACCAGCGGCGCCGCCGGCGGAGCGACGTGGTCGAGCTCGCCGCTGTTCTGGTAGTCGAGCTCCTTGGACAGGATGTCCGCGTCGGGCATCTTGTCGATGAAGTCGACGGTGTCGACGGCCGGGTTGTTCTTGACCCATCCGTTCGGGTCGACCGCAGCCGGGTCCACCGAGCTCACCCGGTAGCGGGGCGCGCCCGGGCCGGGGTCCTTCTCGGTCCGGTAGACCGCGAAGGAGAGGTCTGCGCGTGGGCTCTTCTTGGCGGTGATCGCGAGCGTGCGGATGGTGACCCGGATGGCGTTGTGGGCCGCGTTGGTCACGGTGACGGTGAGCAGCGCCGCCAGGGTGCCGAGCTCGCGCTCGCCGCGCGCGTTGGTCCATTCGGGATAGACCGAGTAGGTGTGCTTCTGGTTGGCGGTGGCGCCCGGGTTGAGGCCCGTGCCGGCGCCGTTGACCTCGCTGGCGCCGACCAGGCCCTCGACGAACAGGTGGAAGCCCGACTCGACGATGCCCTCGCCGTCGTACTGGTGCAGCAGGCCGCCGGCGATGTAGAGCGTGGCGCCGACCTCGGCGTGCCGGTAGGCGCGCTCGCTGGCGAAGTCGAGCGTGATCCGCTGGATGCCTTTCTCGGTGAAGACGTCGTCGCCGGGCGACTCCAGGCGCAGCTTGTACAGGCCGGCCCAGCGCCAGGCGCCGGTGCCCCGGTCGATCACCGCCGGCAGATGCCCGCGGCGGTAGGTGACGCCGCCGGCGACGCCGGGCAGCATGCGGGCGACGAACGCGCCGTCCTGGCGCATGGTGAAGTAGGTGGTCTGCAGAGGGGAGTCGTGGACGATGTTGCAGTAGATGTAGTCGCCCTGCCGCCAGGCCTTGGACGCCAGGGCCGCGTGGCGCAGGTGCTCGACCGCGGCCGCCACCGTGAAGGTGGCGTCGGCGTTCTTGGTGACCGTGAACCGCTTGAGCAGGTAGTTCGCCTTGGCGGCCGCCTCCACCTCGTAGTAGACGAATGCCCGCCACGTGGGGCCAGCGACGATGCTCCAGCCGATGGCGATGTTCGCCGTCACCGGCACGTTGACGTCGGCCTGCACCCATGACTGCATGACCGCCAGGTCCGGGCTGAACACTGCCACGAAGACGCCGACCTGGCCCGCCGTGTCCGCCGACCACGCCACCAGGATCTCCCCGCCGTCCGGCTCGGCCTCCAGGGTGAGCGCGTACTTCGCGCCGCCGACGAACTGGCGCAGTGGCGGGACGCCCAGAAGCGTGCCGGCGCCGCTCATGAACGCGATCGCCATCGTGGCGGCCACCGTGGTCATGTAGGCGCACACCGCCCGCTCGCCGTAGGGGATGACGTCGAACAGGGGGCTGGCCGCCGACAGGTCCGTCACCAGGTTCTTGGCGGCGGCCGACAGCGTCGTCTGCAAATTCGCCGGGCTGATCGGCAAGGTCTTGATCGTGGTCGTGCCGGTCTCGGCCCACAGGACATGCAGGAAGCCGGCGACCGGGACGACCCGGGGACGGATGCCGGTGGCCGACAGCTGCCGGGCACCGACCAGGACGCCGCCGGTCTCGGCGTCGACCACGGCCGCGTAGACGCCGCCGGAGGCCGCCTCCCAGGCGTAGACGCCGACCCCCCCGACCTCGGCATAGTCGGCCAGGCGCTGCTCGTCGGACACCTTGGCAACGACCTGGTGGTCGACCACGACCGACTCGAACTGTCCCTTGTCGATCCAGCCGTCGTGCGGCTCGCTGTGCGCGAACAGATGCGCGCCGTCGGCCAGGAGCAGCTCGTCCTCGCGGGTGGCCAGCATGACGCCGGCCAGGCCCTCGTCGGCGATGCTGCCGACCCCCAGGCTGCCGGTCCCGGTGTCGACCACGTCGCCGCCCAGCGCCTTGGCGCCCCGGCGCTTGCGGATGGATCCGCGCTCCGTGAACTCTCCGTTCTCCAGCACCGCGAGCTTGGGCGGCTGCAGCGCCTTGGCGTCGCTCTTGGTGTCCACCCCCTGGTTGAAGGGCAGAGCGATCGGTTGCCAGTTGACGCCCATGGGTTCAGGCGACGCGGTCGCAGGCCATGGCCAGCGAGTAGAGGTTCGAGGACTGCACGCCGTCTCGGGTCCAGGAGATCTCGGCGTAGTAGGTCCTGTCCTGTTCGATGGTGTGGACGAACGCCGGGCCGACGCTCTGGTCGCCGTCGACGCTGTTGGTCGCCGAGCCCAGCGACACCTTGCCGGCGCCGGTGGACGTGTACCAGACCTCGACTTTGAGGGTGGCCACGCCGGCGGCGATGGTGTTGACGGCGCGGGCGGTCACGCCCTTGAGGCGGCTGCCGACCACCATGGGGCCGAGGCCGACGACGATGGAGCCGGTGGTGTTGGTGAACAGCACCGACAGGGTCGCCAGGTCCACGACCGGCGCGACCCCGCCCAGGTGGTGGTTGCCGATGATCGGCACCATGTAGTTGCGGACGGCGTGCTTGGTGTCGGCCTGGCCGGTGGTGAGAGCGCCTGCCACCAGGCTGGTGGCGGTCGGATCGTCCATGGCCGGCGACCGGGTGGTCGCCAGGACGCCGGCGGCCGACATGGTGATCAGGCTGGTCGAGCCCGGCACCGCCGCCGGCATGGTCATCGCGTAGCTGGCCGCCAGAGCGGCCGGCGACTTCAGGGTGACCTTGTTGACGATGCCGGCCGCGACCTCGCGCAGCTCGATGTCGCCGATGTTGAGCTTGGCGGCGTGGTTCACCTCCTGGGTGAACGTGAAGGTCTTGGTGGCGTTGGAGTAGCTGGCGTCGGCGTTCACGCCGCCGGCGCCGTAGTCGCCGGTGAAGCCCTTGACCGCGGCGGCGTTGAGCGCGCCGTTCTTGGTGAGCTGGATGGCCGTGCCGTTTTCGTCCACCCACCAGAGGTCGCCGGACAGGTCGGCCTGGGCCTTGCGGACGTGGGCGGCACCGCTGGCGATCGCCGCCAGCTTCGACAGCCGCAGCGCCCCGACGTCGTCGATCAGCTGGGCGTTGACGTCCAGGGTCTGGTTGACGTCGATCTCGTCGGGGGTCACCAGGGGCTCGACGTCGTCGACCAGCTTCTGGATCGCCGTGTTGAGCGTCGAGGCGTAGGCCGGGCCCGGCGAGACACTCGGGGTCGGCAGGACGACATTCAGGGGCTTGCCAGGCATCTAGAACACCCACAGGCTCGCGGTGGCGGCGACGCCCCCGGAGTCCAGCCAGAGCTCGGTCTCGGGGCGGGGGTTCGACGCATCCCAGCTGGGGAGGTCGAAGCGGGCCGTGGTCCGAACGACCAGGACGCCGCGGGGCTTGCGGCCCAGGGTGTGGCGGATCTTGGTGACGCCGGCGGCGTCGAAGACCACGCCTTCGAGCAGGGCGCCATCCAGCAGCGGGATGCCGGCCAGCTCGAGCAGCGCGCGCGACACCTGGTCGAGCTGCAGCTGGCTGGCGCCTGCGGCCCCGCCGGCGCGGCGCAGCACCTGGAGCTGGCTGGCGCTCACCGCCACCGCCAGTCGGCCGGGTCGTAGGCCGGGCCCTCGAGGTCCTCGTCGCCGCGCACGTCGCGGACCCGGTGGCTCTGCAGCTGGCTGCGGTGCTCGGCCTCTTCGTCGATCCGGTCGAGCAACACCTGGCGCTCGGCGCGCAGGGCGGAGCTGGACGACTCCTCCTTGTCGAGCATGCGGATGGCGGCCTGCAGGACCAGCAGATCCTCCCAGCCGTTGACGCCGTCGACGGTGTCGGCGTCGTCGACCAGGTCGATCGCCGCCGGGACGTAGACGTGGCGATAGGTCTGCCCGGCCGGGGCCAGGGGCGCCAGCTGCACCTTGGCGGCGGCGCCGGTGCCGATCACCCGGTAGGCCACCGCGTGGCCACCAAGCTCCTGGTACCGGTTGCGCTCGGCGGAGCTGTACTGCGCCAGCTCGACGTAGCGGCTGCCGTTGAGCCAGTCCACCCCGATGGTGGCGTAGTAGTCGCTCGGCACCAGGTAGGTCGCCGCCCCGGTGGTGGCGATCACCTGCTCCTTCTCGTCGGCCAGGCCGAGCTGGGCCTGCACCAGCTTGCCGTAGAGCCAGGAGTAGGCGGCCGACAGGAAGCGATTCAGCTCCGGGTCGGACACGAAGTCCACGTCCTTCATGTCCGCGAGGTCGCGTGCCCGCGTTCGCAGTTCTTCGAGAGTGAACGTACGCATCCGACCCGGAGCCTCCGGTTACTCCGCCTCGTAGCCCTTGCAGAGCTCCATGAGCGCCAGGAAGGCGTCCAGGGCTGCGTCGGGGTCCTCGGCGGACTTGAACTCCATCACGGCGGTCTTGAGCTCTTCTCGCTTCGCGCCCTCGTCCTCGTCGTCGGCCGGCTTCTTGTCGCCGGCCGACGCCATGGCTCCATCCTTGCCGGCAGGGCTGTCCCCGCCGGCGGCGCGCTTGAGCATGGAGACCATGGCGTCGCGGCCCTTCATCACTTCAGGGTTCCCGACTGGTTGAAGGTCGCGCTGAAGTTGACGCGGTTGTTGGCGTCGGCCGCGATGTCGGCCGCGGCCGCGCCCGTGATGGTGCGGACCACCAGGGTCTTGGCGGTCCCGTCGTAGGCGCCCAGCTGCGCCTTGCTGTCGGCCGACGCCGCCACCTGCAGCGTGGCCTCGGCCTCGACCAGGTCGTAGCCCACCTGCTCGAACGTGATCAGGAAGAGCCCGGCGCCGGTGCGCGCGACGCTGAAGCCGCGCCCCTTGTTCTTGGTGGCGTCGATCGCGCTCCCTCCGTTGGGAGCGAACGAGCCCTTCACCACCACGTACTCGCTCGGGCCCTTGACCCGGAGCGGGGATACCCCTGAGATTCCTCCCATGGTCGAGCTCCTTCCTTACAGCGCGCAGACGCCGTTGCGGCCGGGGCCGAACACGGCCATGTTGCACCAGGCGCGGACACGACCCTCGACGCCGTCGTCCCCGGACTGGCGGATCTCGACGTTGCCGTCGTCGTCCACCACGTGGGGCAGCGGGTTGAGGTGGCGCAGCATGATCGAGCTCATGGTGAGCACGTAGCCGCGGTCCTCCGGGCAGTCCGGCTCCGCGAACACGTTGAAGCTGCCACCCGAGGTGAACAGCTTGATCGACGGGAAGCCGACCTTGGCCTCCATGCCCGGGTCGCGCACGACCTTGTCGCCCAGCTCGAGCTCCATCTGGGTCCACTTGGTGTGGTTGATGAAGGCGTGGCTGGGCCGGCCGCCCGAGACGGTGCCGATCAGCTCGCCGAGCTCGATCAGGTTCTCGTGGATGGGACGGGCGGCGTTGTTGATGCGCCAGCCGGCCAGGAGCTCCGGGTCGGCCGAACGGTCGACGCCGAAGTGGTTGTCGCCCCCGGTCGGGGCGGTGAGCGGCAGCCAGGCCGCCAGGCCCGCGATCGACAGGTCGTAGTCGCCTTCGACGAACAGGTAGTCGTCGTCGGCGCCGGTGCCGATGCCCGCGGTGTAGTTGCCGGTGAGGGTCACGGTCCCCGCCTGGCGCTGCACCGACAGCACCTTCACGGTGCCGGCCTTGACCGCGCCGCCGCCGTCGGCGGTGCTGCCGACCAGCACCATGTCCTTCTGGAAGTGCCGGGTGTCGGTCTTGTTGTACAGGGTGATGACCGCGGTGGCCGACCCCGACTTCAGGCGACCGATCGATCCCGACGCCTTCCGGAACAGCGAGCGGCTGATCGAGTTGCCGAGCTCGGCGATGATGCCGTCGTACTCCGACTTCTTCAGCTCGGCGAAGGCGCCGGCCTGGCCCTTGGACTGGGCCATGGCCAGAGCGTCCATGGTGAGCACGCCGTAGTCCCGCGTGATGTCGAGCTTGAAGGCCTTGGACTGCGACGCCGACACGTTGGCCTGGGCCTTCGAGAAGGTCCGGCTCCGGCCCATCGGGTTGCCGAACATGACCGGCACCTTCCAGGTGTCGCCCACCCACTTGTCCTTCTTGGGGACCAGGGTGAAGAACGCGTGGTTCTTGATGGCGACGTTGGTGGGCTCCGGGCCGTCGTAGAGCTCCTTGAGGAACGCGGCGAAGGTGGTCTTGGTCGAAGCGGAGACGCCCATGACGGCGCCGCCTCCCAGGACCTGATGGATGTCCGACCAGATCAGCGCGCCGCCCAGGATGAGCAGCAGGCCGAGTGCGAACACGGCCAGGCGGATGGGGCTCCGGCGGATCGCGCCGGGCAGATTCTTCAGTGCGTTGAACACAGCCTGTCTCCCTTGAGCCAGGCAGGTGGGGGCTACTGCTGTTCCAGCAGCCGGGCGGCTCGCTCGATGCGCTCCTCCGGCGTGAGATCCCGCCTGCTCTTGCGGCTCGTGTGGGTGTCCGTCTCTTCGTTGGAGAGGGTCGGCGCAGGCTTCGCGTCGGGCGCCGCAGGCTTGTTCGCGCTGGAGGGCTTGTCGGCAGGGGTCGGGTACAGCTTGCGGAAGGGGGCCAGTTCGCGTTTCAGGTTCTCCTCGAGCTCGGCGGCGAGCTCGGCAGGGGTCGGGGGCTTGGCGGTCGGATCGGCCTCGGCCTTGCGGGCGGCCATCTCGTAGAGCGCATCGACCAGCTGGTCGGGCAGCTCCTCGGCCAGGGCCTGGACGTGCGGCAGGGCGCGGTGCTCGGGCTTGCCATCGGCGCCGGCCAGCTCGACCTTGAGGGTCTCGCCGGCCTTGGGCACCGCGACGCCGCGGATCTGGGTCTTGTAGCCGGCGATCAGTCGCTCGTCCGCGGCTGCCTGGGTGGCGCGCTGCTCGCGCTCGGCGGCCTGCTGCTCCCTTGCCTCGATCGCGGCCATGCGCTCGTCCAGGGCGCGCTGGCGCTTGCGCTCGGCCAGCTCGGGCGGCGCCTTGTCGCCCATGGCCTCGAAGTAGAGCAGCTCGCCGATCTCGGCGAAGCCGTCCTTGATGCCCAGCGCCTTGAACAGCGCGACCGGGTCGGCCTTGGCCATGGCGGCCGCGCGCTCGACGAGCTCGACCTGGGCGAGCTTGCCCTCGAGCTCCTTCTCGCGGGCGGCCAGCTTGGTCTCGCGCTCGGTGGACGCCCGCTGCAGCTCGCGCTCGCGGCGGGCGATGGCGGCCAGCTGGGGCGAGACCTGCGCCGCGGCGGCCGCGGCCGGGTCGGCCGGCTTGGCTGCCTGCACGGCGGCAGCCGCAGCGGCATCGCCCGAAGCGACGGCCGGGTCGCCCTCGGGCGCATCGGCGCCGGTCGGGTTGCCGTCTACGTCGGTGCCGATGTCTGGAACCGCCAGGTCCAGGCCGGCGGCCAGCATGGCGGCGGCGCGCGCGGTCCGGTCGGGCGCCTCGGCGCCGGCGGCGGTGTCGGTGGTCTCGGAGGCCGAGGCGGCCGGGGTGGTCGGGGACGGGGTGCTGGCCTGGGTCTTCACGGTGGGTTACCTCACGCTGCGGCAGCGA